TGGCCGTCCTCTAACGGCTGGAGAGGCCCGCAAGCGTTTCCGCGTCCAGAACATGCGCGCAACCATGCATGATCTCAAGGAGGCTTTTGACCGCCTCGATAGCAACTACACTGTAGTTCGTATGGAGCAAAATGGCCGTACTTACTACAAGGTCACTCGCAACCGCGCTCGCTAATAAAATTTAATAATAAAATAAAGACCCCCAGTTATCTGGGGGTTTTTTATTTTTATACATTAATTACCATTTTTATAGTTTGTGGTCCATTAAATTGGCAATACAATGTTCTTGGTAAGTCCACAGCATTTTTGATTAAAATATATGATTGATCATATCCAGGTTGACCTGATATATAAATGTTGTTTATTAATGGTATTGTATAACTTGGATCTATAAAAACTTGGAATGACCATCCCTGCAATGATGAATGGCTTAAATCTATTTTTAATCCAACATTTATTGTAAAAGTCAATCTACTTGCATTTTGTGCTGTTCCACTATAATTTCTTTGTGTGAATACTGTATATACAAGTGATGGTGATAATGTACTAGAAAATACAGAACTAACTTGATCTATTGTTAAAAATATATTATTATCAAATAAAAGACTAGATGGGATTCCATCAGAAGAAATATTTGTACTGTAAATATTATCTGGACATGATTCACATTGTACCCAGTAACCAGAATATGTTGAACCTATTGCTTGATTTCTTAAATATGTTTGATAATAATTTTGATTTTCATAGCATTCAACTAATTTATTATCACTATCGTGAATTCTGTAAATTCCAATAATATTTTCTGGTTGTTGTATTTGTGAAACTGTTGAATAACCACGAATATACATTTTAACATCACTTGATGTACTTAATAAAGATTGTGATGTTATCCCATTGGATATATAAAGTATTTCTTGATTGTCTTTTAGGGTTGCATTTCCGATAACAGTTAATCTACCTGTGTTTGATCCGGTTGCACCAGACACATCAATGTATTCTTGAAATCCAAATTGACTTCCGAGAAATCCCATCTTTTTAAATGAAGTATATGATGCTTGTGGAAAACTATTTAATAAAAATTTATTTCCTGTAGATCCACTCAAACCAAATGTATATTGTGGTGGTGATAAAAAGTTTTCTTTCTTATAAAAATTATAAGTAGAATCAAATGTCATTCCAGATGATACAGTTGATACAATAATTTTTCCACTATTTAATGTATTTTTAAAATAACAAGTTCCACCCAAAGTAGTATTTAATTCTGTAATTGGATCATAATACTTTGTTGGTTGAATATAAAATGTTTCTCCACCAGAAAAACTTCCAAAAGTTCTATTTAAATATGTTCTATCAGAAGTATCAAATGATTGGGAATAATCCAAATAACATGTTACTCCCTGTATAGAAATGCTGGGAGATGAATTTAACCAACCTTTTGTAAAAATTGGATCATATGTATTGCCTTGAAAAATAAGGCCATAATTTTTATATGATCTAACTTGATTTAAAGTTGGAAATGATGACATATCATGAAGCCATGTATGTTATTGCTTGAGTTCCAGAGGCAGCTTGCACCCATACAGTATTTGTATTTTTAATATCAAGGAATACTGTATCACCGGGATCTAATGCATAGCCACTTGAAGAGCCAACAAATCCAGATGTATTCCCAAGATATACAAAATCTGTATTTGTTGAAACTGCTTTTATGTTTATTCCTGCAGAAGCTGTAAATCCAGATGAATCCATTTGTGATACAACTGTAGTCGCACTTACTCTACCATTCTTAAATGAAGATGGTCTTACAACAGCAAATCCACCCAAATCACTTCTCAGACCAACTACTTGACCGTAAATTGCAGTCATACCAGTCAAAATATTTGCATCATTTATATTTGCAGTGTTTCCGACGGTAACATTTACAGCAGTTGCACCAGATAGACCAGTTACAGTTACAGTGGATGGGATTGTTGCGCTGATTGTTGCGCCTGTAATATTTACATTCAAAGCTCCATTTGTGATTGTAAGGGTATTGCCCTTTGCATCAACCAATGCAGAATAAATGTATGTTGAACCATTTGGACCATATACAGAAACTGAATCTGTGATCTTTGATAGATTTCTTCCACCAGTAACTTCTACTTGGCTTCCGGTATAGGTGGCAACATATACTGGAGATCCAGTGATACCAGTTGCAACTATAGTACCACTAACTGGTAGTGGATACCCGCCAGCAGTTCCTTGGACTGTTACCAAACCATTAAAACCACTGATTGTGGCAGTCAACCCATTTCCGAATGTTACAGGAAATGGATTTGTGGTCGATACGATATTTGCAATACCACAGTTTCCATGGACAACTTTCATGAATTGGAAGTGTGATGTTATACCAGAAAATTGAATTACATCAGTTGCTATAGATGCAGTTACGCCGGATGTTTCAATAATGATGTTTGGATCAACGTCTGTTGTCATATGTGTTCCTATAAATAGTTCTAGAATATTTAGAAGGAATTAAATATTGATTTCTTTATATAATATGTTATAATGTAGTATGTATATTGACGAATCAGCAAAAGAAAAATTTTCAAGTAAAGTTTTAAATAGGGTAGCATCTACAAAACTTTCATTTATGGAATGTATTTTAGAGTTAGCTGATGAGATGGGAATCGATCCATCGGCTGCTGGTAAACTTCTTACAAAACCAATTATTGAAAAAATTGAACAAGAAGCCCAAAGTTTGAATATCATAAAGAAAAGAAAAACCAAAAGATTACCTGTTGACTGATTGTTTAGTTGTGGTATAATTAATACAGAAAGGCCGAGGTAGATCCTCGGGAATTATTATGGCAAGTTTTTCAGATTTTAAAAAGAAGAGTAAGAACTCAGTCGCATCCCTAACCGAGCGCCTTGATAAGCTCACCTCAAAGGAGAGTTACAAGGATGATAGAATGTGGAAGCCCGGTATCGATAAGGCTGGCAATGGATACGCGGTTATCCGATTCCTTCCAGAGATTGAAGGTGAAGATTCTCCCTTCGTGGCTGTGTATAGCCATGCTTTCAAGGGAAAGGGTGGTTGGCTGTTTGAGAACTGCCCAACGACTCTAGGCGAGAAGTGCCCTGTTTGCCAAGCCAATACGGAACTTTGGAACAGTGGTATTGAGGACGACAAGAATATTGCTCGTAATCGTAAGCGCAAGTTGGCTTATATCTCCAATATTCTTGTTCTTGAGGATCCAGCAAATCCTGAAAACAAGGGTAAGGTATTTCTGTATCAGTACGGTACCAAGATCTTTCAGAAGATCCAGAGCCTTGCTCATCCAGAGTATCAGGATGAGGTTGCAGTCGATCCATTCAACTTCTGGACTGGTGCAGACTTCAAGATCAAGATTCGTAATGTTGGTGGTTATGTAAACTATGATCGTTCAGAGTTTGCTGCACCAACACCACTGCTTGGTGGCGATGATAAGAAGCTTGAGGAACTCTGGAAGAAACAGTATTCCCTTAAGGAGTTTACTGCGAAGAGCCAGTTCAAGAGTTACGAGGAGCTCAAGGAGCGCCTCAAGAAGGCCACTGGAGACGACATCCGCGCTCAGTTTACTGAGAAGACTGTTGAGGATGATGTCAACGAAGACCCAGTTGCAAGTGAAGAGGTAGAGGAAAAGGATCCTCTAAAGTACTTCTCCGAGATGGAGAATGACTAAGAAAAAGGCCCCGTAAGGGGCTTTTTTCATAACCACTCCGGTGGATTTGTTATTTGCGTCATTCTATCACTAAAAATTAATCCATCTAATGAATATGTTGGTCTTTGTTCTGTAAATCTTTTTGGATTTCTATCAGTGGTTGACATTGATGAAATATTTTCATTCATTTGGTCGAATACTGGTTTTAATGAGTTTTCTATATCTTTTTTTGCATTTTCTAAATCACTTTTTGTGATTGTTTCTTCATTGTTTATTACTTGAGATATTACTTGAGGTGATTGCATAACCTCAGCCATAACATCTGCAGAATCAACATGAGAATTTAATTCTATCTGATTATTTAAATTTTCTGATATAGATTCAATAATTGCTCTTGGCTCTTCATCTATGTTTTCTTCAATTAAGGAATTGAGAGCTAATTTTTCTGCAGCAATATCTAATTCAACATTATTATTTTCTATATTCATTGTATTACATCATTGAGTGATGCCTGAAGTTTGATTGTTTTTTCTCTAACATTTTTTGATTATAATCGGCCAAGAGATTTACATATATTTCTCTTTCCCAAAACAGCATATTTTCCAAATCTTGCAATGACCATTTATGTGAGTTTATTAAATTGAAATTTGTTTGATAATAATCTTTCAAATCAAAAAAACTCATTGATAAGTAAAAAAATTTAGGATACCAGACACCTCACTCTCCCCTTCTTCGGATTGTATCGTTACATAAAGTTCTGGTTCTTTTTTTGATATTTTCTTCATTTCAGATAAAAATGAAAGAGGGAGATTATCTATTATCTGTTGTGCTTGATTGTTTAAAAATTTATTTAAATGATATATTTCATTATGAATTGTAATAGATTCTATAGATTTTTTTAATATGGCTTGAGAATCATTAAAATCACAATTTTTTAAATCTTTTAGTGTTGGTGATTTTATTCTCAATACTGCTCCAGAATCTAAAACAATATTCTCATCTATTGGTTTATTTCTAAATTTTATATCTGGTATGTTTATTTTAGTTGATACACCATTTATTTTTACAGATATTTGTTCATCTATGCTTTTTGATCGTATGTTCAAAAACAAATATTCGGCATCTGCTAAACATAAATCATCTATATTCACATCTTTTGTATTTGATGTTAAAATATCATATAAACTATTTAATATTAAATTTTTATTATTTTCTTGTAATATGATTGATATATTTTTTGCATCTTTTACTCTAAATGGTGTGTAAAATACTTTTTTATTTGCAAAAGGCAAAAAACATTCATATTGAGGTAGTAAATTTTTTAATGTATTTGTTATATTATCCATAATAATCACTTATAGAAATCTTGTCTATAATATCTATATGCCAATACAACGGTATATGACATATACATGTCGGGTTTTAACATGCTCATAGTCATAGGTTGTGATTCAACTGGAAAGACTTCATAAAAAGTCATTGTATTGTTAACACCGCCATTTGGATCTAATGTTCTTACAACCATTTGAGTATTATATACTGCTTTATCGTAATATTGTGAAAAATATCCAAATCCACCTGCATTTGTATTTGCATAAAAATAGTTAAACCAACTATTAAAGACTTTTAAAATTTGATTATCATTGGTTACGGGAAATGTTAATTGAACACCAAATTGTTTTATTAAAGTTTGACTTCTGGGAACTGTACGCCCTAATCCATAACCTTGTAGATTGTCTGCTACCGTTTCTATTGTTCTTGGTCCGAGATCAACTTGCTGTGCCATAAAATTTACACGTCCGATATTTGCTGGTATGTTATAAATTTGAACATCAAATCTGTTAGATCTTTGAAGGCCCTTTCTATCTTCCACATATGTTTTTATTGTTTGTATTGAATTTCCGTTTGCAATATTCATATTTTTTAACCTTTATTGAATAATTCTTTTTCTGTTATTATTTTAAATTCCAATCCATTTTTATCACAATAAGATTTTGCTGCTTTCCATTTTGCATCATTTGTTATCCATGTTATTTTTTCTTTTTTAGAAGCATTTTCTTTCAAATATGTTTGTTTATTTGGCTTGACCTCAATTAACCAAGATTTTATTTCATTATTTGATTCAAATTGTATCAAAAAATCTGGATAATAATTGTGCATTTTATTATCTAATGGATTTATATATGGTATTACTAGCTCCTCAAATGACCATTTTAATATATTTGGGTTAGCATCACAAAATTTGCAAACATTTCTTTCCCATAGTGACCTACATTTTATTTTTGTGGCATCTCCTATGTATTTTTTAATATTTACTGGTTTATATACAGTTTTGTATGCCATAAAAATATTTATGTAAAATGATAAATATTTGTATGGCATTTTATCAATACCCAGCATCTGGAAGTGTTTATAGCAATGAACAACCATTTTGGTTAAATTTTTATTGCGCATCGTATTCTCTTAAAAATGTAGAAAGAACCCGATCTGGAATAATTTCAAGAAGTAGTTTGCAAATCAGATTACCTATGCCAAGAGAGCCACAATACACGGCTACACACGAATTTGGTGAAGGAACAAACCCTGTCGGTCCTGTAATGAGTCTTGCCGCATTGTCAAATAGCGGAGGAAAAGAAAATTATGATTTATTATTAACAAGAGCATTGCAGGGTGGCGCATTTGATAGTGAATACATGTTTGCCACCACAACTTATAGAAGATTTTCAAACATTACAGAATTGACAATGGTATCTGAAGCAAGAAAACAATATTACTTTGAATATATTTTTGTTCCAAAAAATTCAGCAGATTCTGAAGAAGTAGAAGGTATTGTAGGATCATTTAGAAAAGCATCATATCCAGAAGTGGCTGGTGGATTGCCAGAAAGAACATATCCACAAAATCTATGGACAATAAATGTAAATGGTCCTGGAGATACAGATTCATTAACATCAAATTGGTTAGGCGAACCTCTTCCATGTGTGTTGCGTCAAGTTGTTGTAAAAAGAAATGCTAAAGCCGATCCTATTATAAGATATTTGCCAAATGGATTGTCTACAGTAACTTTACTTGGATTGGTGTTCACCGAATTTGAAACAGGAACATATGATTCTGATGATAATTCAATTTTGTCAAAATCAGAAGTATCTGCAAAATATTTTGGTTCTACTGAGGTATAATAATGAAGTTGTCTTTAAATTTGCCAAAAATAAGTTACACAACAACTATAGGTGATATTTCTATAACAAATATATCAAATTACTATGAACTTGCAGATATTCCTATAGATACAACTATTATTCCAATTGATAAAAATACAACATTAATTGAAAAATCGGCATCAACATATGATAGCACAAATGGGTTTTGGTTATTTTTATTTGCAAATAAAGCCATCAATCCATTTACATTGTTAAAAACAAGTACAACTTCTCAAATAAGTACATATGATTCAAATGATACAATTAATATAAAATATGGTGGATCTGATGTTACTCAAATAACAGCCGGATCTATAATTACAAATTTTTTAATTCCTTCTGGATCTGCATGGAATCCAAGTGCCACTGGCTATTTTGATTTAAACGGTAGTTATGCTGTAGTAGATTCAGTAAACTCGTTTACAAAAGTATTAACCTTAAAAACACCCATTGGTACGGTTATATATGCAGATGCAACAAATATGACAGCCATCATAAATGGTGATACTTATTATCAATTAAATACACCTACAAATTATTATTCAATAACATCAAACAATTATCAAAAACAATCAGATTTAACAAAATCTATTTCATATACTATTCAAATAAATACAACAGGAGAATCATTTTTAGCTGCTTCTGATCCTGATGTATCATATTTACAACTCGATTCTGATCTTCCACCAGTAAAAAAAGGTAGTGAACCATATGCACCAGCTGGCACCGAAGATCCAATAGATCATAGTTATTTTGCACAAAATCAAAACATAGATATAATTGCATATTTACCTAATAAATTTGGATATAAAAATTTGAATAAAGTAATTCAGAAATACGATTAATATTATGGCAACAAATGTACGTACAGTTAATTTAAATCCACTATATTCAAAAATTTCTCAAATTGAAATAAAAAAAGATGGTGGTGATGGAATTAAAATAGTTTCAAGAGGAAATGGTTATTGTCAATTTGAAAAAATTGAATTTACTGAAAGTATTTTTGATCTATTTCCAAGCGGAGCACTAGTCGTAAGAGACCAGTCAGACATTATATCAAAAATAAAAAATGATGAATATGATACAATAATTGTATTATATCTTGATGATACTAAACATATTTTTAGAATCACTTCAACATCATATCTATCAAATGCTGCTTCCGAAACAGAAGAAAACTTTGTTTCAATAAATTTTACTTCTCATTTATATGAATTTTCACAACAAAATTCATTGTCTGGATTAAAAAATACATCTAAACCACAAGTATATAAATTACAAGATGTATATAGTGATATTATAGATAATATTTTAGTACCAAATATAACTGATTTTTTTGAAGAACTGCATTTACCGGAACTGATAACAAATGCAGAGACTTCAAATTATGTTTTATTCAGACCATTGAATAGTATGACATATAGAGTAGATGCACCAAATGATAATATAATACAATATCTTTATTATTTAAGTAGCCTTGCCTGTGAAAAAGAAACAGAAAATCCAAGATTCATGTTCTGGACTGGATTTGAAAATGAACTGTATTTTAAATATTTTCCAGTTTTCATGGAAGAAGATACAGATGCAATTAAAAAATTTGAAGATTTTAATTTTAGATATGCTGTATATAATAGTGATGTGCCATCTGAAAAAATAGATCAAGAAAACAGTTATAAAAAAATATATGCTCTTACAACTATACCTGCAGATCAATTTGTTTCTAAAAAATATTTTTATATAAGAAAAACACCAAAAATTTTAAATAGAACCGATCCATCGGATACACCATATTTGGATTTATCTTATCAATTTCAAGATGAAGGACAAAAATATGATATTGAAATTGTATCTTCCGATGGAACGGTTGATAGCACACCTGCTGGTGCAGATTTAATGAATTATAGCGGTCATTGGGGATATTATGATAAATTAAATCCTCCTGATTCTACAAGTTATGTTTCACATATTGGCCAACAATTTGGTTTGGCAATGAATTATTACGATAAAAATTTTATGGGAACCACCGAATTGTTTCCATTTGTAGATAACACAGATATGTGGAAAAATATATTTGATTTTACTCCAATACATCCCAATGCACCAGAAAAGTATGATGATGTAGATGCACAAGATACTTATTTGCAAAAAGTAATGGATATAAGATGGAATGCATTTAGAGCTGTAGATAATGAAAGCGATCAATTAGACTTAATAAGAAAAATTGAAAAACAAAACTTTGTTGCATATGTTTTATGTTGCACTGCTGGAGATCAAGAAGAATCATTCTTTGCTGCAATTACGGGGTATAAACCAGATCCAACATCAGCATTAGGAAAAAATGGAGAACCATTGTCATATCTATATGAATGGTCAAAAATAACATATAAAGGTGATAAATGGGACGATCCAAAAGATGAAAATAAATGGTCTATAAATCAAATTGAAAATGCTTTTATTTGGGCATTGGATGATACTATAAAGTCTAATCCAGATGATAATTTAACATGGGCAATAAATTTAAATGAAAGAGTCAATAATATTGATTTTGGAGAAGACCAAGAACAAGAATATGCACCTGGATGGTATACTAAAAATTTAAATTCAATTACTCCAGATATTACATATAGGCCAGCTGGCCACGATGGTGGAGATTTAGTTACTGAAAAAACCGATACAGTTATGTTATTTGTGAGAATGTATAAAACACCTATTAAAAAAATATTAAGAGAAGCAGGAGAAACAAATCCAGAAGTTTTTGATTACTATGAAGGATCATATTTGTATAGTTTCTCTGCAGAAAACGTTACTGATGGTCCATGTGGATAATAAGGATATAATATGGCTGAAAGCAGTAAAATACCATACAATCACATAAAAACTGTAGGTGCATCTCGTATACAGACAGCAGAAAATACACTGTCTTCCAGAGATTCATATACTTGTGCAAATGCACAAATCACACGTGGCTTGACACACCAGCCAGCATCTATATGGGAATGTTATAATAGATTTCCTAACGTAGAGGCTATTGGTTTGGCATTAGGCGTGGATCCAATTTTAGACTATTTGTGGTATGGTCCAACAGGTGCCAGTGCAGATATTGAAAATAGTGTTCCATATGATTTACTTACTGGCGTTACTATGGAAGAATGCAATCAAGTATTGGATATATTAGACGATACATGGTTGGGATGTTTATGGGGATCACCTGAAGCTGCATTTAGTTGCAACTGTCCAGATGTAGGTGAAAAATATGGTGATTATTTAAGATTTAGATTGAATGATGCCACATTCTGGAATACTCCTATTATAACTCCTCCAGTTAGAAGAGAATTTTTAGATTCACTAAAGTATGGTAAAAAAATAAATTTTATTATCGCTGGAGACTTTGGAGTAAGACCTGGAGATATAGTAGAAGTTTCAGCAAATGCAATTAGCGGATATTCAACAGAAATATCGCCTGCAATTATATCGGATAAATATTATGTGGCTTCAGTAAAACATACTTTAACAAATTCTGGAGTACATGAAACTGCAATATCAGCACTAAAAATACTTGAAAGTCCAGATTTGACAACAGTAGGTAAGTAAATTAAATGTCAACAAAAGATTTAAATATCCTAGGATTAAAAGTAACTACAGCAAATTCAAAAAAGGATTTGTCTCTAGTTACTGGATATAACTCTTATGTCCAAAAAATTGAAAATATCTGCAAAACAAATAAAGGTGAATTGCCTTCAAATATAAATCTTGGTTCTGATTATTATACCTTTATATTCAATCCAGTCGGAAATAAACAAATAATTGAAACAAATTTGGAAGCTTATATAAAAAATGCGATATATGATCTTACAAATATTGTAGTAAAAGTGGCATCATTTACAACTTCTCAAATTATTTTAAATATTTCTTTTTCTGTTAAAACTGGTTTAACAAAACAACAATTAGCATGCACAATTGAGGTAGATCTATAATGACTTTAAATTTTAAACAACTAAACGTGGCGTCTCTTGATTATACAGATATTGTCACGAACATGATAAATTTCTTTAAACAAGAGCCCACATTATCAGATCTCGACTTCGATAATCAAGCAAGTGCAGTAAATATGTTGGTAAACATATTGGCTACCGCCACAGCATATAATGGCGTATATGCACAATTTGGATATCATGAATCATTTTTAAGTACTTCAACACTGTTGTCATCTATAGTTGGTATAGCATCAAATTCATCAGTATTGCTAGAAACAAAAAATTCAGCAAAATCTACTAGAAGTGTTTCAGTTGGAAGTTCAGATTTGGAAGCATTTACGCCATTTTCTGCTATTGCTACTGATGGTTCTAGTGTTTTATTTTTTAATACAAAAAAGGTAACAGCAAATACCAGTTCGAGCATAGACTTGTATTGTGGTACACAGGTATTGCAATTAACTACATGGAATTATAAAACAAATTCTATAGTTGTTCCTTTATCGGTTGATCCAAGAACAATAGAGATGTATGTTGTAAATTCTTCTGGCGTTCAAACCACGTGGACTAGAGTTTCAAAATCTAGTCTTGGTACTTCGTATAACAATACATATTTTACAGTTTTGAATACTGTAAATGGATATTTGGTGACAGCAAATCTTCCAGAATCAACAGTACCAACGACATCTGATACTGTATATATCAGGGCAGTAGTATCAAATGGAACAATTGGAAATAGTGCAAATATAAACACATTAAACAATGTAACATATCTTACAACTTCCACACCAGATGGTGGATACAATTCTTTAAGTGTGGATTTAGCTAGAGCAAAAACACAATTTGCAGCATCTGCCCAACATAAATGTGTAACACTATCAGATTACAAATATGCAATTTTGGCATCAAATATTAGTGGAACTACGGATGAAACTTTGATTACTGTATCAAATGGTTCTGCTCCCGGTATTGTAAAAGTATATGTAACCGGATTATCTACAGAAAATCAAAATAAATTAATAACTTATTTGGGAACTCTTGCAGTAGCCGGAGTAAATGTAGTTTATTCACTATGATATTATTATTCAATAAAATTCCAGTAACACAAGAATCAAAAATAAATGCTATTGTTGCAAAGGCAAAGGCAGCATATGGTTCTGAATTTTATAATGTCCAAGGAAAATATTGGAAGGGTGATGATTTAACTGTAGAAGCATTGTTTCCAAATTGGATAATACAAGAAGCAAATGATGATCCATCAAATGTAACAATAGTTCAAATTGTAAAATCATATCTTAGATGGTTATTCAGTATTGATTATGGATATGGTGCATATATAAATTGGGAAACAATACGCTGCCCAAATGAAATAGATGAAAAATTATTAGCTGGTTTGGCTGATTTATATTTTCCAGGAGAAGATTTTTCATCAACATCCAATCTTTATGCTCTTCTTCCAAATTTAAAAAAATTTGCAATTCATGCTGATTTAAATTATTTTAATATAAAAGGATCTATGAATGCAATAAGATATTTGTTGATAACATTATTGGGTTTACCTATCAGCAGTTGTTTTGTTTATACTGGAAGTCCCGGAATAGTAATAATAAGAGCAAATGTTCCTGAAAAGTATAAACCATTTTTAAGTAGAAGTGTAATCCCAGCAGGAATGACTGTTATATATCAAGCTGTATAAAATGTTCAATAAAATTATGATGTTTGCTATGTCAATCGCATCAAGAGGATTGGCAGATAAAAAAATAGATTTACCAACAAAACAGTTACGATATCTGTCGTGTTATGGTAATGGTGATATTAAACCTTGTAAAAATTTATTAAAAAGCAATAAATCAAAATTTTATTATTGTGGTGGTTGTGGTTGTGGCGATCACTCACATACGTGGTTACAAAAAGAAAATGGCGATTACTCAAAACTGGATTATCCTTCTTTGAAGTGTCCTTTAAAGATGCCTGGATTTACAAATTATGATCCAAATAGCCCAAAAGAGGTTCAAGAAAGAAAAAAACAAATAGAAAATTATGATATTGAAAAATTAAAATTAATTGATATTACAATATCTGCAGATAAAGAAAAAGAAGATTTATTTGAAAAGCTGTCCAAAATTATTAAAAATTCATAAATAATTTTATGGCAGTAACAACAAGGCAACAATTTATAGACTATTGCTTCAGATCTCTTGGAGCTCCTGTAGTACAAGTCAATATCGATCCCCAACAGGCTGAAGATCGTTTAGATGAAGCATTGGAATATATGTATGAACGTCACTTTGATTTTAATCAAAGGGCATTATTTCTATATAAAATAACCCAAACTGATGTCAATAACAAATATTTTGATACAACACAGTTTGGACCTGCTCTTGGTGCCAAAGATTCCTGGCCACTTGCAACAGATATCAGAACAATAACAAAAGTTTATAGACCATCAGATGTATCTGGCGATTACATGTTTGATTTAAGATACCAATTGACTTTATTCGACTTCTTTGGATTGTATTTCAATCAAGGTGGTATGCAGACTGGTCCTATGGCAAGTTACATGGAATCCATGTCTTATCTAAAATTGGTAAATGATGTATTCAATTATCCAGCAGCATATACATATTCCAAAACAACAAATAGATTATTCTTGGACCAAGATTATACAAAAATGCAGCCTGGGTCGAATTTATTGGTAGAAGCATATGTTCAAATCAATCCAGAACAATTTGAAAAAGTTTGGGGTGACAGAGTATTTAAAAAATACTACACAGCACTATTGAAAAAACAATGGGCACAAAATTTAATGAAATTTGCTGGCGTCCCTTTACCCGGTGGAGCTCAATTGAACTCTGCTGCGATGATGGGCGAAGCAATGAATGAACTAAAAGAAATAGAAATGTCTCTAGTCAAGACACAAGAACTACCACCAGATCCATTGATAGGATAACATGGCAACCAATCCTTACTTTTCCAATTATCAAGGTGAACAAAACCTAGTAGAGGGAATCACTGTTGAAATAATACAAGCAATGGGAACAAATTGTATATATGTTCCCAGAAAGTATTTCACGATTGATACCATATTTGGAGAAGATCCTGGTACTGCATTTACTAAATCATATCCAATAGAAATGTATTTGCAATCTTACAAAGGATTTGAAGGAACCGACATTGTAACCCAATTTGGTCTTGAGATAAAAGATAAAGTAATGTTGGTTGTTGCCAGAAAAAGATTTTCTGAAGAAGTTACAAGAAAAGATTCTACAATATCAAGGCCAAGAGAAGGTGATTTGATTTACTTTCCAACATCAAAATCTTTATTTGAAATAAACTTTGTAGAACACGAGAATCCATTTTATCCACTAGGAAAGTTGTATTCTTATGCTATAACCGCTGAATTGTTCACATACAGCTATGAAAGAATGAAAACAAACAACCCAGCAATAGATTCTGTCATGACAACTACAAGAGGAAATTGTGCTGCTGCCGACATTACTAAACTAATACCAACAAATAATATTCTAGGAACTACAGTTGGTATTAATGATGTTGTTCAAACTGAAGCAGTTGGGTACACCTTTGACCCAAATAATCCATTCCAGAATTGCTAAGAGGACTAAATGTTTAACGATACAGATTACTTTTATAATAAGAATTTAAGAAAACTTGTAGTTGCATTTGGTTCTTTATTCAGCAACATTTATGTTTCTCATGAAAAAAATCAATTAGAAGGTGACCCTACTTTAACCACTGATAATCTTAAGATAAGAGTTCCAATCACCTATGCACCACAAGAAAAATTTATAAGAAGATTATTGGAACCATCTTCAATAACTGATGGAACAAGAATTGAAACTCAATTACCAAAAATGAGTTATATAATCAATTCAATTATGCCAGATCCATCAAGAAGAAAAAATAAATTAAATCCAGTAACCAGTGGAACTGTTACAGATGGAAATTGTGATAGAACTACAGGAAGCAAAATATATGAACAGGTTCCTGTAAATGCTGTAATAAATTTGTTCATATATACTCGTCATATTGATGACACTCTTCAAATATTTGAACAAATAGTTCCATTCTTCAATCCAGATCACATAATTCAGATGGATATGAATGAAGTTCAGTCAGGTGTAAAAATACCAATTACAATGACTGGAAGCAATCTTAGTGAAAGATATGATGGGGATTTGAATGCAAGAAGAATAAACATTTCTTCTATAAGTTTTTCTGCAAAGACCTACATATATGGTCCAGTACAACCTCTGTCTACTATACAAACAGCAGGTTTTACTTTTTCTTATGAGTTTTAATAAAAATTTATCTTCGTTTTTTAATGTTCCAAATGAAAGTCCAAAAGCCATCCCAGCACCGGGTGGAACTTTTGATTCTGCTAATTTTCAAAAAGATTATGAAACAGTTCAATCTAATTTTAAAGAATTAATTGGCAATGGAAATATAGCACTTGAAGCAGCATTAAAAGTTGCAACTGAATCAGATAGCCCGAGAGCATTTGAAGTAGTTGCTATTTTATTAAAAACAATGGCAGATCTAAACAATAATGTTTTAGATGTCCATAAAAAAGCAAAAGATACTACAGGACAAAAAGTTGAAGTAAAACAAACAAATAATTCTGTTTTTGTTGGATCAACAAAAGATTTACAAAACCTCTTGAATAAAGAAAGAAGCACTGAAAAAGTTGTTGATGCAGAGGTAGTGAAAGATGAGTCAAAACAATAATCAGCTAGGTTACAGAAATAATCCAAAATTAAAACCACCTGGCGTAGAAATTCAATATACAAAAGAGCAGCTTGAAGAATATGTCAAGTGTGCAAATGATCCAGTATATTTTTGCAGCAAATATGTAAAAGTTAAAACTCTGGATAAAGGTGTAATGCCTTTTGAGTTATATGATTATCAGCAAAGATTTGTAAAAGCAATTCATGAAAATAGATTTACTATTTCTAAATGGCCTAGACAATCTGGCAAATCAACCTCAGTAATTGGATATATCACACATTATGTGACATTTAATCAATCAGTAAGCTGTGCCATTCTTGCAAACAAATTAAAGACTGCTAAAGATGAATTATTTGCCAAACTTCAATTGGCATATGAGAATCTACCTCACTTTCTTCAACAGGGGGTGGTAGAATGGAATAAGACGAGTTTTAAACTGGAAAATGGGTCTAGAGTCGTTTGCGATGCAACATCGTCCTCAGCGATTCGTGGTGGCTCCTATAACCTTCTACTTTTAGACGAATATGCATTCTTGCCTTCCCATATTGCAGAAGAGTTCTATTCCTCCACATATCCAACAATTTCGGCAGGCTTGACTACTAAACTTATTATAGTTTCAACACCAAATGGAATGAATCATTTTCATAAACTTTGGGTTGATGCAAATAGACCTCTTGGACATAAACTTAAAAATAAATTTATCCCAATAGAAGTAAGTTGGAGAGATGTCCCAATAACCCCTGGAGGTCCCAGAAGAGATGATAATTGGGCAGCTGAACAGATTGCAAATACAAGTCAAGAACAGTTCCAGCAAGAATATGGTTGTAGTTTTTTAGGTTCTTCAAATACATTGATATCATCTACAAAATTAAATGTTCTTGCACCTGAAGAATTTTTATCAGAAGATTCTGAAGGTCTTAGAATATATGAAGAACCAAAAAAAGACAGTATTTATTTTCTTTTGGCAGATGTTGCACGAGGTCAAGGTTCTGACTATTCTGCATTCACTGTAATAGAAGGTTCAAATAGTCCATATAAAATTGTTGCAACTTTTAGAAATAATGCAATGAGTCCATTTCAATTTCCAACAGTAATAAAAAAAGTTGGTGAAAAATATAATAATGCTTACGTTTTGGTAGAGACAAACGATATTGGTGGACAAATTTCAAATATACTCTATAATGATTTGGATTATGAAAATTTATTAATGACGAGAATAATGGGTAGAAAGGGGCAAGTACTTTCTCAAGGATTTGCTCAAGGCAAGAGTGAGATGGGATTGAGAACTACAGCCCAAACAAAAAAATTAGGATGTGCAATTTTAAAAAGATTAGTCGAAGAAGATAAAATAATATTGAATGATGATAGAATTATTCAAGAATTAATGACATTTGTATCAAGATCAAATACATTTAAGGCAGATGATGGTCACCACGATGATTTGGTGATGACTTTGGTATTTTTTGCTTGGTTGTCTCGTCAAGAATACTATGCAGATCTGATTGAATCTGCCAAAATGAATTATGAAGATGCAAAAAAACCAGAAGATGACAATACCCTTTTTATGTTGAATACTTTTGATGATGACGATGAAAAATTTTCAGATGGAAGCGCAGTTTGGTATCCTGTATAAAAATTATAAATATTTTTATAATTAAGGTAAAAAATGCCAAACCCAAGTTTAAATTCATTCTTACAACAAAATGTATTCAAGACCGAAACAGTCCAAGCCCCATTGTATGCGGCTTTTTTGGCTGGTAGTACATACAATCCGCCCGTGTTTAACGGTAAATCCGGAGCATCTTCAATAGATCCGGGGGGTCTATTTGGCTGGCTAATTCACTCAAGAGGAGTTGTAGCCAATCCAATTAAAGGTTCTACTGGGGCAACATACATCAGTTATTCAAATGTCCAAGACTTTGTAAACGATCTGAATACACTTGGTGGAATAACATATGCACTAATAAGTCAAGATAAAAAAGGTGGAACTTATGGATTATTCACATATTCTGGATCAATTTTATCTGGAACAACCATAGGTTATGATTTCTTGTATGCCTTGAATTATCTAGCATATGGTGGAACATTAATTATAGCTGGTACTTGTTCTGGATTTGTAGACTATCAAACAACAAGTTCAAATCTAATTGATGTTTTGATTGGACAAACTGCAAATGCAAGTTTGGCACAATATGTTGAAACTACACCAAATGTTATTGGAATATTCCCTTCAATTAACAATGGTTTGGGTTACACAGCAGCAAAATTTGACAATTATTTTACAGATCCAACTTATGTAACCTACATAAGCGGTGCTACAGTAGCAGATAGAATTTTTAATGTATATGGACAAAGTTTGAAGAATCAAATGCCAACATCGACATTGTTGACAGGTTCATCAATTACATATACACTTTCTTCTGTATCTGATGCCGCAGGTGCATTTACAAGATCTAAAAATACAAAAAATCAATATTTAACTGTTGCTGGTTTAGAGTTTTCAAAACCACTTAATAGTGTAATATCAAATCCTGTTGATTGGAATAGTAAATCAACTAAGAACATATTAAAGAAAAATAGAGTAAATTTTTATTCAAAATCAACAGATTATTTCTTAGGTCTTGATGTTGTTGGATCTACAGCTGGAACAGATTCCACTTATACATCTGACGAAAGAATTGGACCTGCAGTTTTAAAGAATACAATAGAATCAAATGTAACAACAATTGCATTAAAATATATCTTTGATATCAATAATGCAATTACAAGAGGATCTGTCACAACAGAAATAAAGTTGTTTATGAATACTTTAGAAAGTTATTTGGATCCAGCATATACACAAATTATATGTAATGATACAAATAATACAGATAATTCAAGTGTATTGTATATAACAATTGTAGCTAAACCAATAATAGCAACAACTGAATTTTCTTTGAATATAGCTCTAGCCACAGCATAAAATGACAAATTATAACGCAGTTCAACAATTTAAAGAGAATTTTAATGGCGGAACAAGGGCCAATAGATTTGAAGTAATTTCTACTTCTGGTTGGCCAGATGGTGTACAGGTAGATAATGTAGAAACAAAATTTAAAATAATATCAACTACTCTACCACAAGCTACCTTAGGAACTATTAACGTTGGATACCGTGGTAGAAATTTAAATTTAGCAGGTGATAGAGCATATAAGACTTGGAATATTCAAGTATATGATGATTGCAATTCAAATAGTATCTGGCAAGCATTTCAAAAATGGAAAGAATTATTAGATAGTCATACTACACACACAGTTGCTGGTCAAGATTTTGCTTACAAAACTTTAAAGAAAACTTGGATAATTAATCAACTGGATATAAATGGAACAGCACCAATTAGATCAATAACACTGCATGATTGCTATCCCATATCAGTAGGTGCATTGAATATGGACATGAAAGAAGTAAATTTGGCAACTTTTAACGTTTCACTTCAATTTGATTATTACGAAATAACTCAAGGACTATAAAATGCCAAGTATAATTGATTTTAAACAAAAATTTTACGGTGGCACAAGACAAAATAGATTTATTGTTGAGGGTGTTATTCCTGGAAATGGTCAAATAAGTAGATATCACGTTCAAAGAACACAGATTCCTGATATATCAACTTTACCAATAGAATACAATTATTTTGGTAGAAAAGCATATTATCCTGGTGAGAAAAGTTATAATATATGGTCAATGATATTTGTTGATGATACAAATTTAATTGGAGACCATTGGAAAAAATTTACAAATTGGCAAAATACCATAAACGCCCATACAACAAATATCTCATTTGAAATAGGAAGCCAAGCAGATTATAAAGCATACAATTGGAGAGTAAAGCAATTAAATTTGGATGGCGAAGAAGATAAACCATTAAAAACCTTTGTAATGCATGGTTGTTGGCCAAAAACAGTCGGTGATTTAAATTTAAGTATGCAAAGTAGAGATAAATTGGTAGAAATGAAAGTGGATTTTGTATTTGACTGGATTGAAATAGTAAATGTAACTAGCTAACACTTAGCCTACATAGGTATAGAGATAACTATGGAAATTGATTTATTTGGATTCCAATTTGGAAAAAAGAAACAAGGTAAAGAAGAGAAGCAAGAGCAGGCTCTTCAAAAATTTACTGCTCCTGAAGCATTTGATGGTACAGTAACTGTTGAAGCTGGCGGATACTTTAGTTCTGCTATCGATTATACTGGAACGCTTAAGGATGAAAGCAGTTCTATAATTCAATATAGAAATATGTCTGTCTACCCAGAAGTAGACAATGCAATTGAAGAAATTGTAAATGCTGCTATTGTAAAGGGCGCAGATACAAAACCAGTCAAATTGGATTTGCGTGAGATGCAAATACCAGATCCAATTAAAGTAAAAATTTATAAAGAATTTGATAAAATTATCCATCTTTTGGATTTTAATCATAAATCATATGAAATTTTTAGAAGATGGTATATTGATTCAAAAGTTTTTTATAACATCATAATCGATAAAGATAGACCGCAAGATGGCATCAAAGACATTCTTCCAATTGATCCACTTAAAATCAAGAAGATAAGAAAAGTAAAGAAAGAACAAGAAAGAACAGAAAAAGGTTCAGTTTCTGTTATTAAAGAAATAGAAGAATATTATCTTTATACTGATTCAGATAAAGAATCCTTTATGTTAACAGGACCTGGAGGACTTCATCTGTCTCTAGACAGCGTAGTATATGTTCCATCTGGTCTAGTAGATCTTAATAGCAAAAGAGTATTGGGTTACCTACACAAGGCTGTAAGATCTTTGAATATGTTGAGACAACTAGAAGATGCTCTTCTAGTTTACCGTGTAGCTCGTGCTCCTGAACGCAGAGTATTTTACGTAGACGTTGGACAATTGCCAAAACAAAAAGCCGAACAATACATGCGTGATATGATGAGCAGATTCCGCAATCGCGTCATCTACAATCAAAGCACTGGTGAAATTCGTGATGAAAGAAATCATCTTTCAGTATTGGAAGATTACTGGTTACCCCGTCGTGAAGGATCACAAGGAACACAAATCACAACTCTTCCTGGTGGCAACGCAATGTCACAAATTGAAGACGTAGATTATTTCAAGAAGAAACTTTACAATTCATTGAACGTTCCTTTGAGCAGATTGGCATCAGATCAAACTGGGTTCAATATGGGACGTTCCGTTGAAATAACTAGAGAAGAAGTAAAGTTCTACAAATTCATAGACAGATTAAGACACCACTTTTCAAAACTGTTCTTGGATTTCTTGAGAGTTCAATTGTTGCTCAAAGGAATCATTACAGAGGATGATTGGGCACAATTAAAACAAGATCTCAAGATTGTTTATAATACTGATAATTACTTCTGGGATCTAAAAGAAGCAGAAATTCTTGCAGAAAGAATCAAGATGCTTTCGATTGTAGAACCATATGTTGGAAAGTATTTCTCAACTGAATATATCAGAACCAAGATATTGCATCAAACCGACACTGACATCAAAGAAATTGATGATCAGATGAAAGTTGACAAAGAAAGAATGCAAAGAGAGCAAATGATGTTGATGGCACAGCAACAGGCAGCACAACAACAAGGAATGCAAGAACAACAACCCGAACAAGGACAACCACAATGAAAGATATCTCTACTCTAATTTTAGAGAATGGAATAAAATCATTAATTTATGATAGTGAAGAGTCTTTCAAAAAAAGCGTGATAAATTCTCTTTCATTGAAATTGAATGATGCAATAAATGAAGCCCATTATGATACCGCATCGACTTTGATGGTAAAAGAAGAAAATACAAATAATTCTCAAAATTTATCAAATTTTATTAATTTTGTAGAAAATTACGATCCAAAATTAAATAATAAAATTAAATTAAAAAATGAGAGTTACATAAATATATCTGAAAATGATTTTGACAGTTTAGTATCTCTATTCAATCAATTAAATACAAAAAATAGAGAAATAATGTTGGAGGAAATTTTTACTTCTCCGACTGAAATTAAAAGGAATATAGAATTTTTTAATAAAACAAAAGGTTTCACAAAATGAATAACAAAGTAAAACAAATGATCAAAAATGTAATTGAAGAAAATGCTGTAGAATTTAAACAAAATACTTCAAATGCAATTTATGAAAAATTAAATCATCGTTTAAGTGAAGAATATATTAATGTGTCAAAGAACTTTTTAAGAATCAATGAAGATGTAGATGATGTTGTTTCCGCTGGTTATTCATCATTAAAGCCAGATGAATCTGCAGCAATTAGTTTTGGAAAAGGTGGAGCTGGTAGTGGTGGTGGGAAACCACCAGCAGGCCCATCAGGAAAACCAGGTAGCAAACCAGGAACAGGAGCAACAAAGCCTTCCGAACCAAAACCAAAACCAGACCAAACTCCAGATGAATGGCAACAAGAACACAAAATACCACAGATAAAAGATTATCCAAATGAAGATGAATGGTTGAAAGCATTGAAAGAATATTGGCAGCAATTAGAAGATTTAAAATCAAAGTGGAGAGATTGGCAAAAAGGCCAAGGAATTAGCCAAACATCAGATAAGTATAAGTCAATTCCATGGCAAATTTTTTACAAAAATGTATATAACAGACAGCAAGGTCAAAAACCAGGTTCTGGTAATAAATCATAATAAAAATAGGTAAATAAATGAAACTAATCACAGAACTAACAGAAGACGTTAAGTATATCAAAGAAAATACTGGTAATGGAGATAAAAATTACTTCATAGAAGGTGTTTTCATGCAATCAGACATGAAGAACCGTAATGGACGAATTTATCCTCAACCAACATTAGCCAAGGAAACAAATCGATATATTACCGAATACGTCAATAAAGGCAGAGCAATGGGTGAACTAAACCACCCAACTGGTCCAACTGTTAATCTTGATCGTGTTTCACACATAGTAAAGGAACTTCACGAAGATGGTAAAAACATTTATGGAAAAGCTAAAGTTCTCGATACACCAATGGGTCGCATCGTCAAAAATCTTATTGATGAAGGCGCACAACTTGGTGTCTCTACTCGTGGAATGGGTTCTCTCAAAAGCAAAAATGGTTATCAAGAAGTTCAAGAAGACTTCATGTTAGCAGCAATTGATATCGTTGCAGATCCTTCAGCACCAAATGCTTTCGTCAATGGAATCATGGAAGGGCGTGAATGGATTTTTGAAAATGGAATTTGGTCAGAAAGACAACATCAAGCCGCAAGAAAATTGATTAAAAATTCTTCTTCAAGAAATCTACAAAAGAACATTGTAAAAGTATTTGAAAATTACTTTAAGAGCCTATAATGCCATTATTCGATCCTTGGACAAAAAATGTATTGATGGAAGCACTAGAAAGTCCTCTTTTTGAAGAGGACAGTTCTACTTGGGCCCCATCAACTAAAAATTATGGTCCTGGTGGTGCCGGAGTTGGTGTTTGTGGTGCATATGATGATGTTCTACCATTAGAAGCATCACCTGAACAAATTTTATTTGGTGCACATGATGAAACTCCATCTGGCACTAATATCTACTCCCAAGCAACTTGGTCAAACTATAAAGGTATAGTAGATTCTACAATTGATTCTCTTGGATTTTCTGGAGCAAACATTCAAATTGGTCCAGTAGTGCTACAACCTGGAGCACTTTTAGCTGCACCAATGCGTGGATTAAAACAATTAATAAAATTAGAATTGGCACAACGATATCTTGGTGCACCTTCAAGTGCTGGAAAAGGTTATGCAGAAATACATAAAATAATGCCAGAGAATTCCAAATATACACCAGATGATATAAAAAAATGGGTTGATGATAATGTTAAAAGCAAATTAAACAATTTTAAAGAAAATTCAACCCCAGGTAGATTTGGTTGGTTTGGACAAAAGCTAGCAGAAAAGATGCCAGAATTAGCTGCAATGGGATATGACCCATTAGATTTTGCAACAAAAATGATGGGAGCAGATAGTGCTGCCAGAGCATTTGAAGATCTCGCTTATAACCCAAGAAAATCAGCACTCGGAGCAGGTGGATATTTATCATCAGGAATGAGAAAAGGAATATATTAATTTTTACTAAATATTAAAGTTCAAGGATAATTGAAATGAAAAAAACAAATCAAACAAATAACACAGCAAATGCACAACAAATGCCAATGACCCAAATGGGATCAGTAGGCATTCCACCAATTAATGGATATGCATACACCCAAGACGGTAAACCAGAAACATTCCCCCAACCAGTCGTAGGTGGAGGAGCAGTAACACAAATATCACAGGCACAACCAGGTATGCCCGTAGTCAAAAGAACCCAAGTTACAGGTCCATTGACTCAAGAATACATGGACAGTTCTTCAGATGAAGATGTAGATGTTGCTACACACACAAATGCACAAGAAGTAGATGAAGCTGCCAAGGAACAATTTAAAAATGCCTTGGTTTCCCTACTAGGCGAAGATAATGCCACAGAAGAACTTCTCAATCAACTAGAAGGAATTTTTGAAGCAGCAGTTCAAGATAGAGTTAATTATCATGTTGAACAAACTGTTGCACAACTAGATGAAAATGTCAAGGTCTATCTCGACAATGTAACAACAACACTAGTTGAAAAAGTTGATGATTACCTAGATTACGTTGTAGAAGAATGGATGACAGAAAATACAATCGCTGTCGAACAAGGTATCAAGACACAAATCGCAGAAAACTTCATCAGTGGTCTAAAGAACCTCTTTGAGAACCACTACATTGATGTTCCTGCAGAGAAGTACAATGCTCTAGATGAGATCTATGCTCAAAATAGACAACTAGAACAAAATCTAAACAGTGCAATCAATGAAAACATCAATCTTCGCAAGGAAATGTCTCTAACAGAATGCGCAACAGTATTTGTTGCTGAGACAAGAGACCTAGCCGATACACAAGTTGCCAAACTACAATCCCTAATGGAAAATGTAGCTTTTGGTGGACCAGAAGAGTATCGTGAAAAATTATTGGCCATCAAGAATAATTACCTCTTGAACCAAAATTACGTTCGTCCCCAACCACAACAAATTACAGAAGAAGTAACTTTTTCAGCCGTACAACCAATCGAAAACAATACAGTTGAAAATTACGCAAATGTAATTGGTAAATTGAATAGAAAGCTTTAATTTTTTCAGATTCTAAATAATTTTAACTCAATAGGAGAGTAATACTAAAATGAATTTTCAAGACAACACACCATATGATATTTTAACAGAAAAGTGGAGCCCCGTTCTAAGCCACGAGGCACTCCCATCAATCGCTGATGATTACCGTAAGAAGGTCACCGCAGTTCTTCTAGAGAACCAAGAGCAAGCAATTCGCGCTCAACACCTCACAGAAGATATGACCTCAAACAACCTAGGCATGCCTGCAAGCTTCACCAACAGTGGTGGCGTCGCCGGTTATGACCCAGTTCTTATCTCCCTAGTTCGTCGCGCAATGCCAAATCTAATGGCATATGACATCTGTGGCGTTCAACCAATGACCGCTCCAACAGGTTTGATCTTCGCAATGCGTGCTAACTACGGTGGTTGCGCCTATGGTTCAACCCAAGCCTACGCTGAAGCCATGTTCCAAGAAGCTCAACCAAGCTTCGGTGGTTCTGCATGGTCTATCGGTACAGACTATAAGGGTGCTACAGCAGGTTACGGTCTATGCGGTTCTTGCGGTCCAACAGCAGGCAACCCAAATCTAATCCGTAGCTTTACAAACGCTCAATTCAGCGCCTTCCGTGGCCTACTCACCAACTACGGTGAAGGTATCGGTAGCGCTTCAGGTGGTCCAGCAACTGCATGGAACCAAATGGCCTTCTCAATTGACCGTGTTGCCGTACAAGCCCGTACACGCGCTCTAAGCAGCAACTACACAATTGAATTGGCACAAGACCTCAAGGCCGTCCACGGTCTAGATGCTGAAGCCGAACTCGCAAACCTCCTCAGCACAGAAATTCTTGCTGAAATCAACCGCGAGATCGTCCGCACCATCTACTTCGTAGCTCGTAAGGGTTCAACCCAAGGCGATCTATACACCTCTGGTGGTGGTACATACGACCTAAACAACGACTCAGACGGTCGTTGGTCAGCAGAGCGCTTCCGTGGCCTCACCTTCCAAATCGAGCGTGAGTGCAACGCAATCGCCAAGGAAACCCGTCGTGGTAAGGGCAACTTCATCATCTGCGATAGCGATACCGCAGCAGCCCTAGCCATGTCTGGCTTCATGAGCCTCAGCCCAGCAATTGCTCCTCAACTAAACGTTGATGACACACAAAGCACCTTCGCAGGCGTACTCAATGGTAAGATTCGCGTCTACATTGACCCCTACACCCCACTCGGTGTAAACTTCTTCTGCGCTGGTTATAAGGGCGAGTCACCATATGACGCTGGTCTCTTCTACTGCCCATACGTTCCTCTCCAAATGGTCCGTGCAGTAGATCCAAACACCTTCCAACCAAAGATTGCATTCAAGACCCGTTACGGCGTCGTAGCCAACCCCTACGTCCTAAACGGCACAACACCTGATGCTGACAACCTCACACAGGGCTTGAACCAATACTACCGTCTAACCACAATCACAAACCTCCACGGTATGTGCAACTGATAAACGGTAAAGTTAGCAGGTCACAAAAAAGCCTCCCCAGAAATGGGGAGGTTTTTCTTTTTCCATAAATATTTCTATGGCAGATACAAATTGTTTTGACAATACAAATCCATTATATTCTAATTATTTTCAATTTACTGTTAAACGTGGAACTAAAAAATTAGAATTAATGACGCAAAGAGTTAATTTGCCAGGACTGACTGTACCAGATCATCCACAAGGTACAATTTTTGGTACTACTGTTCCCGTACCAACATTGGCAGCAAATTATGAACCACTATCAATAGAATTCATAGTTGATGAAAATTTAGAAAACTGGAAAAGTATATATTCTTGGATAAGAAATATTACAAATATTAAAGATGCAAATTCAGATAATGCTGTTTATGGTCAATGGCATGGAAGTGCAACATTAACAATACCAAATACAAATTTTAGATATGGTGGTTGCACTTCAAATGTATTATCAGTAAGTTTTGTACATATAGTTCCAACCAAATTATCTGGTTTGATATTTCAATCAGATACATCTGATGTAAACATACTTAAAGCAACATGTATGTTTAAATATTCATATTATGAGTTGACTCCAGCGGGAGATTCAAATCTATATGGAAGTCCAAATTAAAGATAATCTTCTGGATTATCTGACCAGCCTTCTGCTGTATTTGGATTTGCTTCTGGATTATAAGGTAACTTTTTTGATTCAGGTTTGATCTTTGACTTCTTTTTCTTCTTTTTCGGAGTTAATTGTTCTTCAATTACTTCTTCTATAGAAGTTTCTGCATCTTCTTCATCTATTATCAATTCTGCTGCTTCAAAGTTATCCATTAAATCATTTACAAAATTTATAAAATCTTCATTGTTGAATAGATCATTCAATAATTGCAATCCAGGTTCAGCATTTCCAAGATCGTCTATATTACCAGAAGTAACTACAGATTTTGGATCTGTTTGCATAGTCATGAAATATGTCTCATACATTTTTTCTAATTCTATTGCAGGGGATCCAATGTATATTACTGCATGTCTTGGCAAAGAAACCTCAAAGCCTTTTATATTTGCCAAATAATTTGTTAATTTTACATATTCAACTAAAGTACCCGTTTCATCTTTTGCCAAATAGCAATCAAGTCTTGCAGGTAATTTTATTGAATATTTATCGGGAGAAGCTTCATTTATCAGGCCAATAATTTCTTCACCTGTTGAAAGCTTTACAACTCTTAAGATGCCTGAGAGTGAATTCTCAGGAAGTGAATCGGACATAGGAATGTCCTCCCTTCAATACTATTTATCTTTTGAGGGTGGCATCATCCCCATCGAATAAATCTTATAATCAAACTTTTCTTTTTTGTATATTTTTAATCTTTCTTCAAAATGTCTATATACGTGATTTTTATGAGCATTCAAAGAAAGATCATCAACAACGTCATAAACTTTAAGAGTTTTCTTTTTAGGAGAAACTCTTAAACCACGACCAATGCTTTGAAGTAATCTTATTACAGATTTCGTAGGAGACGCAAAGACGATATTATCAAGATTGACAATATTGATGCCAGCAGAAGTAGTGCCGTAACTCGCAACCAATATGGCGTTAGTTTCTGTATCAATGATTTTACGGATGTATTCTCTTGCTTCTGCTTCCGTTTTTCCATCGATGAAATATATTGGTCTATTCTCTGATGCTGCTTCAAGGAGAGCCGCGAGGGGTTTTCCCTGTAATTCGACATAGTTGAAGAGGACAAGCGTGTTTCCTTTGGTGCTGAAGATGAGTCGTTTGAGGAATTCATTACGCTCTGTATTACTTATAATCCATCGTATTTCTTCTGGATATTTTAATTTCTTTATTGATTGCTTTTCTTCTTCCGTATACTTCAACAATATACAGTCTATTCCCAGTTTAGCAAGCAATCCCTTGTTCATTAAGTTTTTTGTTTGTATGAACTGTATAGCAGGACCTAGGATTCCTTCTATACTTAATCTGTGTGCCTGTGTTTGATCTAATGTTCCAGTTGTCCCTATCCTAAACCAAGCTTTTGTAAGTTTTTGGCCTATCATGTTGATTGATTCTGCTTTTGCTTGATGACATTCATCAAAAAATATAGCATCAAATTGATCAAACCATTCTCTTGGTAATTTATATATTGATTGCCATGTAGAAATTATTACTTGTTTATTGGAATCTTTATTTTTTCCTGCAGATATTTTATGAATAAATTTATTACAAGACCAAGATTTATCAGATTTGGAATAATCAAAAAAATCAGATTCCATCTGATTAACAAGGCCAACAGTAGGAACCAGTATTAAAATTTTTCTATCTTGTTTTAATATTGAGAGAAGATAACGGAGCAATACGTATATTATTAAACTTTTTCCAGATCCGGTCGGTGATATTATCACGCAACGATGCTTGTTTAATCCATGAAGAATAGCCTGTTGTTGATGCTGATGCATTTTTACAGGATTCTTTTTTACAGAAACATTCAGACTGTTGTAAAAATCCTGAAGTTGTTCCTCGGTAATGCATAATGGATTAGTGCTTTCTTTAAAATTTAAAGCATATTTTCTATCTGATGCAAATTTTTGAAGATATGATTTCAATCCTCTTGGAAGAGTTGAAGAAAGAATATCAAATAGACGAATTTTTCCATCCCATATACGCCGTTTAAACATAGGCATATACTGGGCTCCTGGAACCATGAACGAGAAATACTCTCGTAACTCTTGCTTTATTCCTTTTTCTGCTTTGATGTAGTAACGAACTTCATCTACAGATTCAACTTCTATATCCACCTAATATTTAGGCGGTTATACGATACCCTGACTCATCTTGAACCAATCGATGGCAGACTTGATAACAAAGTTTCTGTTATTCAAAGCCTTGATAAATTCTTCAATCATTTTAAGTTTAGTTTCAT